CGGGATATTGCGAGCAATCATAACGTGGTATCTATCGCCTACGACGATTGGCAAGGTCAATATTTAGCTAATAATCTCAGTGATGATGGCCTAAGAATGGTCAACTTCAAACAAAACACTGGAAATATGTCAGAGCCAATGACTGAGTGGGAGGCGCTAGTTTTAGCAGGGCGCTATCACCATGACGGATGCCCTGTAATGACATGGATGGTATCGAACGTGGTCGCACATAGAAACATCTCAGACCATATTTACCCTAGAAAAGAATTTCCTGAAAACAAAATTGATGGCGCAGTGGCTCAAATAATGGCATTGGGTCGCTGGCTTGCTGAACGAAGCGAGGTTAACCCCTACGCTGACCGAGGATTTATTGAATTGTGATAAAGCGAATAAAAGAACTGTTTAGCACACCTAGCAATGCATCGCTCAAGCAAATTGGCTGGTGGACAGATATTATCTCGCCCAAAACAGGTTCTGGCGTATCAATCACAGAAGATAATGCCTTAAAAATAGTCGCTGTTTACTCATGTATTCGGGTTATTTCTGAAACTATCGCGGGTTTACCAATTCATGTATATCGTAAAACCTCAGACGGTCAGGAAGAAGTTGACCATCCTTTAAAGCAGATACTGACGATAACTCCGAACGGTTATCAAACTGGCTTTGAATTAATGGAAATGATGGTTTCATCCCTTAATTTAAGCGGTGAAGCATTTAGCCATAAGATTTTGAACGGTAGAGGGCAATTAGTCGCACTTGAGCCTTTAGAAGCAAAATATATAAAAACTGATTTAGACGAAAATAATCAATTAGTTTTTACTTACCAATCACCCGATGAAAGGCGTGTTTTTAGGCAATGGGAGCTTTGGCGACCTATGGGTTTGTCACTAAACGGTGTGACAGGTCTATCACCGATTGGTTTAGCCAGAGAATCTTTAGGAATTGCATCTGCGGCAGAGCTATCAGCGGCACATTTATACTCAAATGGTGCTCAAATACCCGGTGTTTTACAGTTTCCATCGAAGCTAGATGAGGAAACAACCGAGCGATTACGCACCCAGTTTGCTAAAAATCAGTCAGGCCCAGCAAATCAGTTTAAACCGCTTATTTTAGAAGGCGGGATGAACTATAAAGAAACGGGTATGAAAGCGGTTGATGCGCAGTTTTTAGAGTCTCGAAAGTTTCAAATTTCAGAAATAGCGCGAATCTTTAGAGTTCCAATGCATAAATTGCAAGAACTAGATCGAGCCACGTTTTCAAACATCGAACATCAGAGCATAGAGTTTGTCACAGACACTATTTTGCCGTGGGTTCGGCGACTTGAGCAGAGTTTAGCTAGGGATATTTTTACTGATTCAGAAAAGCAGAATTTATTTATTAAATTTAATCTTTCTGGGCTTCTTCGAGGCGATACAGCGACACGCTACGAGGCTTATTCTAAAGCGATTACAGACGGTTGGTTAAACCGCAATGAAGTACGCAAATACGAAGATTTAAATCCTGTCGAGGGCTTAGATGAGCACCTAGTGCCGTTAAATATGGGTGGTGCAACGGATATTGAGCCAGAAGCTGAAAATAGCATAGAAAACACAGCAGAAAACACGGTTGTGAACTATTTAGCCAAGCGTGAAGTGCGTGATTCTAAAAATCTAAAGCCTGAAAAACGCGAGAAATTTTATACCAGTTTTGCCGAGACGATGGTTGAGCTGGGCGCAGAACCACAAAAGGCCGCAGATTATGCGGTTAAACGCATAAAAGATGATGAAACGCTAGAAATAGAAGCGGTCAAACAAGACTTAGGTGTTATTTATGAATGAAATCTTAATTTATCAGCCCATCGGTGAGAATTTTTGGGAACCTGAAAAATCCATGACAGGCGAAACCATTAAAAGCCAGTTAAAGGGTGATGTCACAGTCAGAATCGACTCCCCTGGTGGCGATGTGTTTCAAGGGTTCAATATTTACAATCAACTTGCCCAACATGACGGCAAAGTGACCATTTATGTTGACGGGGCAGCCGCTTCAGCCGCATCAATCATCGCAATGGCAGGGGATGAAGTTTACTTGCCTGAAACCTCAGTCCTTATGATTCACGATCCTTGGACTATGGCTGTTGGCGATTCTGACGATATGACAAAGACAGCCGAGAAGTTAGATACCATTAAAGATGCGATTATTCCTGCTTATGTAAATAAAACGGGGCTAGATGCTGAACAGATTAGCGACATGATGAGCGAAGAAACATGGCTAACAGGCGCGCAAGCGGCAGAAATGGGATTTGGCACATTAGTTGAAGGTGGCAAACAAACCGCATCCAATTTTGAGCGCCCTTGGATTAAGAACGCGCCCAAACCAGAGCCAAAAGAAGAGCTAAAAGAAGAGCTAAAGCCATTTAAAGCTAAGTTGCAAAAAAGGCGCTTAAAACTCGCTGAAATCTAAAGAATTTGCGGTGTATTCCGCTCGTCGATGAACTTCGACACAACCGAAATCCGAACCCGCTTAGTGCGGGTTTTTTTATGAGGAAATTATTATGAATACTCAAGAATTAATGACTAAACGTGCAGAAATTACCAATGAAATGCACAAAGTACTCGACACCGCAGAATCAGCGGATCGAGATTTAAACAATGATGAGCAATCTCAATATAACGCGATGGAAAAAGATGTAGAAACTATTGGAAATCGCATCAAAAATATTGAGAAGCAAAACAAGCTACATGAGAATCTTGAAAAAGTCGTGACTAACTCAATTAAGCCTGTTGTTAAAAATGAAGAGCCAGAAAGCAAGTTTGGCAAGTCTTATGGCAAGGCATTTTATAACGCAATGCGTGTAGGTCGTTCAGCGGCTACACCAGAAGTGTTAAATGCGCTTCAAGTTGGCACTAATTCAGAGGGTGGCTTTATTGTTCCTCAAGAATTTGAAACCAATCTTATTACAGCGCTTCAAGATATTAATGAGATTCGCCAATATTGTAATGTCATTCAAACTGCGAGTGATCGCCATATTCCTGTTGAGTCTACGCTAGGCACTGCATCGTGGACAGCAGAAGAGGCGGGTTATAGTGATTCTAATGCCGCGTTTGGTCGCGTTACACTAAATGACTACAAGCTCGGCACAATTATTAAAGTTTCGGAAGAACTTTTACAAGATAGCATGTTTGATCTTGCTTCTTATCTTTCCACAAACTTTGGTAAACGTTTCGGACTGGCGGAAGAAGCGGCATTTGTGAACGGTGATGGTTCTGGCAAGCCAACAGGCATTGTCGGTGGTTCAAGTCTTGGCAAGACAGCAGCATCAGCTACAGCCATCACTTCTGATGAGTTGATCGATTTGATGCATTCACTAGAGCGACCTTATCGAACCAATGCCGTATGGATGATGAATGACAGTACCGCGAAGATTATTCGCAAACTCAAAGATGGCGACGGCCAATACCTATGGCAACCGGGCTTGCAAGCGGGTCAGCCTGATGTGCTATTTGGCAAACCAGTTATAACCTCAAGTGCGATGCCAGCAGCTACTACTGGCAACAAGCCAGTGATCTTTGGTGATATGAGTAATTACACTATTGCTGATCGTTTAGGCACTACATTGCAACGCTTAAATGAGCTTTATGCGGCCAATGGCCAAGTTGGGTTCAGAGCTTACAAACGTACTGACGGCAAGGTCACACTTTCCGCAGGTATTAAACACTTGCAACAAGCGTAATCTATCGGGGGCTTCGTGCCCCCTTTTTTTTAAGGAGAAAAAAATGATTAAATTATTAACCTCAATGGCGAGCGCAGATTATAGCTATACATATGGACAAATCGTTAAGCTAGATGCGAAAACTGAAAAAGCTCTGATTGATTCGGGTCAAGCCGAGAAAGTTGTTGAGCCGAAAGAAAAAGCTAAAAAATGACTCTTAGCTTAGAAGAAGCAAAAGCGCATTTAAAAGTCGAGCATACGGATGAAGATGCGCTTATTTTAGGTTGGATTTATGCAGCCACGAGAAATGCCGAAGCAGTCACTGGCACACGCATTATTCAAAAGCAGATTACTAAAAAATTCCCTGCTTTTTCATCAGAAATGCAACTGGAATGGCCGTTAATTTCAGTTGATCAGATAAAATATGTTGATAATTTAGGTGTTGAAAAAACGCTTTATGACACGATAAGCACACCAAATATCACAAGCTCAGTATTCCAAGTAGTCCGCAAGTGGCAAGCTGAATTGTCGCTAGGCAAGCCCTATATTACCACTGGGTTTGAGCAGTCATGGCCAGATACCAGAATACAGCCAGAAGCCGTGAGTATTACTTACACAGCGGGCTATGCGAGAAACTTTATCCCCAATGATATCAGAGCTGCAATCATGTTGTTAGTTGGGCATTTGTACGCGAATCGAGAAACCACAATCAAAGGCACAATTATTAATGACTTGCCGTTTGGTTATCTTGAACTCCTACAAAATCATAAAATTTACAGCTTATGAAAACGGGTGATTTTAGACATCGTGTAAAGGTACAAAAGTTCAGCACGGTGCGCGATGTGACGGGTGAAGAATTAGAAGTGTGGGCAGATGTAGCTACGCGATGGGCTTATGTTGAAGCATTGCATGGCAAAGAAGCCTATGACAGTAATATTGAAACGGTGGCTGAAAGTTACAAAATCAGAATGCGTTATGAACCAAGCTTTTTAACACCAGAAAGGCGTATTGTTTTTAAGGGTAAAAATTTAGATATTGAAACCGTTATCAATGTTGATGAAGCCAACAAATACTATGAGGTGATGTGCCATGTCTGATTTTCGATTAGATGGCGTGGCTGAGCTTCAAAAGAAACTGAATAAATTAGAACAGGCAGTGGCTATTCGGGTATTGTCATCTGCCGCAAGCTACGCAATGACGCCAGTTGCAGGGGCGGCAAGACGCGCAGTGCCCAGAGGTTCGGTATCTCACAAGACTTATCGCGGTAGAACGGTAGCACCAGGGTTTTTAAGCCGAAATATAAAAAAGAAGACCCGCAGATGGAAAAATAAACAGGGTGTAACCGTTATGGTTGGCCCTACAAAAGAGGCATTTTACGGGCAATTCTTGGAGTTTGGGAAAGACAAAAAACACCGTCAGAGCGCTAAACCTTGGCTAGAGCCAGCGTTTAAAGGTGTTCAGGACAAAGTATTAAGTCGTTTTAAAAGTCGCTTAAAAGACAAAATTAAGGCGGCATCTAAATGATTACAAATTCATTAATAAACTATTTAAATAATAGCTCAAGCATCAGCATTGACCGCTTTTATCCGATTAAAGCCAAGCAGAACAGATCAAAGCCTTTAGGCATTGTTTATTTAGATGACCAAAATCGCAGACGCACTTTTAATGGCACGAATGAAACCATTGATGCAAGATTTCAAATAGATATCTATGGCAAATCAGTCTCATCGATGCAGACTGTAGTTGTTGAAGTTCTATCCGTTCTAACCGATTACAACGGCACGATGGGCAGTCATTATGTCTACGACTGCGAGATAGATTCAGAGTCAAATGGCTTTGAAACCGACACAGAGCTTTATTCACACAGTATTTTTTTAACCATTACCTATCGGTAATTTTAAGTAACTAACAAACCCGCTTCTGGCGGGTTTTTTTATTGGAGAAACAAAATGACAGCAGCATTTACCAGAGGCTTCACTTTCAAGGTAGGCGATGGCGCAAGTTCTGAGGCTTTTACTGATCTTGAAGAGGTCAAAGATATTTCAGGATTCGGCAAAACTAATCCACTTTTGGATGCAACCAGCTTTGCATCAACAGGTCGTGAGTATATTGCGGGCTTAGCAGATGGCTCTGAATTTACGCTTAACTGCTTAAGAGTGCACACAGGATCATCTCAACAGGATGTGGTTATCGGTAAAGTCGATGGGGGTTTAACGTTTAACGCTCAATTCTCATTAACGGATGGTACTACTGCAAAAACCTATAGCTTTGCGGCTGTAGGCATTGGCTATGAGATTGTTCCATCGGTTGAAGATGTAAACGCCATCAACTTCACTTTGAAGATCTCAGGCGCGATAACGGTATCTTAATATGAACAAGGATGATCTATTTAGTTTAGCGCCACGGCAGGCGGGTGAGGTTGAGATTGGCGGCACAACATTTCAGGTAAAAGCACTTGATTTAGATGGGCGCTTTAAACTCGGTGAGCAATCAGATTTAGGTGTAGGTGAACGCTTTGCATGGATGTGCATTTCAGGGTGCGAGGCCTTGAAAGACTGCACAGTTCAAGAAGTGATTGATAACCTTGATCACGAAGCGATGGCTAAGATAGCGGCTAAGATCATGGAGCTATCAGGTCTTGGTTCAGAGGAAGAAAAAGCGCAAAAAAAATCCGCGAGCAAGCAGAGTTAAAACTATTTTTTGACATCTCGCTTGCTTATGGAATTTTACCCTCTGAGTTGATGCAACGGCTTTCAAGTCGTGAGTTTACCTATCTAAAAGCCTACTCAATTATTGAGCCTTTTGGCGCTAAACGCGACAACTACCATACTGCATTGCTTGCCACTTTATATGCCAACACGCACCGCAAAAAAGATAGCTCACCGATGAAAATGGAAGAGTTTTTCTACAAAGATGCGCAAACATTGCGCGATCACGAAGAAGCCAAAACACAACAGTCAGGACAGAAATTTGCCGCTTGGCTAGAAACCAAAGGAACCCAAAATGGCTGATAATTTAGCCCGCCTTGTCGTTAAGATGGAGGCTGAGGCCACCAAGCTCCATAAAGAATTAGACCGGGCAAAACGCAAAATATCACGCTTTGAACGTACATCGCGCAACAGCATGAAGCGCGTGGGTGATTCGTTTAAAAATGTCTTTGCGGGCGCGGCTGTTACCATTGGTATTGCCAAATTTAGTCAGGCGGTGATTCAAACATCATCTAGCATTCAACAGCTAAAAGTTCAGCTTGAAACGGTGACAGGATCAGCTAAGAATGCTGAAACGGCATTTGATATGGTGCAAGACTTCGCATCAGAAACGCCATTCCAAATACAAGAACTAGTCGCTGCTTTCGTTAAACTTAAAGCATTGGGTCTTGATCCGTCGAGAAAAGCATTAACATCCTACGGTAATACTGCCTCGGCAATGGGCAAAAGCCTAAACCAGATGATTGAAGCGGTGGCTGATGCCTCAGTATTTGAGTTTGAGCGTCTAAAAGAATTTGGGATTAAAGCT